CCGTGTGGCACCTCTGGTTGATCCATAAGCCAAATCAGCCCGGCATGGAAGGCATCTTGACCTGGCTCGGCATCGGATGCGGCCGGCTGGGCGGCGCTCCCGACAGCGTGGTCTGGGCGTCCGGCGCGCTCGGCGGCGGGCCACCAGGTGGCTCCGGCGCGTTCATGGCGCCCTGCGGCCCCATCGCCGCGCCCGGTCCGGCGCCGGCGCCGGGCATGGTGGGACCGGGAGCGCCGCCGCTCATGGCGCCGTTCATCGCGACGATGGAAGGGAGGGCGGACTTGAAGGCTTCCGTGAGATCGAGCCGATCATCCAGCCGACGCAGAACATCTTTAGCGAGGAATTCAGGGTCGATGCCGGGAAGCTGGATAAGCAGAGGATATAGTCTCTGTGCATTTGCGATCTCTTGAGCCTGGTTAGGTCGGCCCATGCTGCCCGCTTCGATTTCCAGGAGGATTTCATTGGCGATATTCTGTGCATCCGGGCTGGCCGGCCACACCGCGCCCTGTCCGACCACCTGTTTGACCCGCTGCTGGCTCATCTCCCGCAACAGGATCTGGCCACCGTTTCGCGCCAGTTGTGTCAGCAAATCGTTGAGGTCGTCAATATTCGACCCCATTGACGTCATGCGGCTGCCTTCGGCGATCTGGCTTTGCGTCGCCGTGGTGTTCGAGGTGCCGCCGAGGTTGGCTTCCTGGATGCCGGTGGTGCGCAGGATGTCCTCGTAGACCGGGTTGACCTCGTACAGGTTCGGGTCGATCCCGGCGCCGGCGTAGGCCTGCATCAACTGCTTGATGTCCTGGTTCGGCTGCAAGGCGTTTAACTCGATGATCGCGTTGGCCTCGCGGTTGACCAGCTTCTCCAGGTCCTCGGCGTCCATCGAGCCGGCGACGATGCCGATGAACGGCCGGCCGGCGATGCGCTGTTCCTTCAAGCCCTCGCGGCAGCGGTTGTACTCCAATTGCATGTCGCGGATCAGGCGGACGTCGGACGGCGGGTACAGCTCCTTCTCGTCCTCCAGGCCGTTGAAGATCAGCGCGTACCAGGGATAGAACCGCTCGTTGTAGATCTCCGGCGAAGCCGGCTCGCGCAGGAATTCCTTGTAGCCATCGCAGATGGTGTAGACCAGACCGTCCTTGCGCGAGTAGATCTCCCACACCAACGCGTTCTTGTCCGCGCGCTGCTCGTCCTTGTCCCTGGACGAGGACCAGTTCGCCATCATCGCCACCGGATCGTTGGCGTCGTTGTCGCCGTATTCGGTGCAATTGCCGCGGACGTCGACGCCGTAGATCTCCTCGATTTCCGAGGCCGAGAGCATGAACTCCTCGGCCACCCAGTCGGCGGCGACCCAATTCCTAAGGTCAATGCACTTGATGTCGGGAATCACCCGCGTCGATTGCGGGTAGTCGAAGGTAAGGCCTTCCCGTACCACCGCGCCCTGCATCTGGGTCAGGTCGTTGACCAGAAGCCTGAGCTGCTCGGCCTCTTTGTCATCCTCTTCGGTGATGTTGTCGCCGGCGTCGGCAGCTAACCGCTCCAGCGTGGCGAGGCGCTCGTTGGCATCGGCAATGCCGCTTTCGAGGTCGGGGCGCTGGTTCATGATCCGCTCGTAGCCGAGCTTGACGTAGGCGACGCCGTTGGTCACGGCGCGGCGCACCGTCATCTTGAGCATGCCCTTGAAGGGGTGCGGCTGGTTGTCGACCTCGTAGCCGTAGAGCAGCTCCAGGGTCCGGGCCAGCTTGTCCATCATCTGGTTTTCGTTCTTGACCCGCGCGGCATCCATCATGATGTCCATGCCGGAGCCGACCGCCTGCGCCATCATCGGCGACCCTGGCGGCACCATGCCCTGGGCGGCCCCGGCGGCCGCGGCCATGCCGAGCTGGTCGCCGAGGCCGGAGCCTTGCCCCATGCTGCCGGGGATCGGGCCGGCGCCCATGCCGGGCATGGTGGCACCACCCAGCTGCGAGCCGATCGCGGCAGAGACGGCGTTCAGCCCGCCGCCGGGTGGACCACCCGGTGGCGGTCCACCGCCCGCCATCAGGTCATCGATCGAGCCTTGCTGGGTGGCCATCGGCATCATGCTGCCAAGCGCGCCGGAGGCCGCGCTCATCATGCCGCCCATCATCTGGGGCGGCAGGCCGCCGGCCATGCCGCCGGCGCCGGGCATGCCCATGCCGCCTTGCTGCATCTGGCCCATCATCATGGCGCCGGACTGCATCAATTGGTTCAGCGTGGTCTGGCTCTCGTCCCAGGAGGTGGCGTTGAGCCGCGGGCGCTTCTTGGCCACGGCCTTGGGGTTCTTGGCGTAAAGGAAGGCGGTCTTCTGCGCCACCAGCCGCAGCGTCAAATTGGCGACGTAACGCCGATCGCTGGCGTCCTTCGACCATTGCTTGCCAAAAGCGAACTCCTGATCCTCGCGCATGCGATCGAACGACGGCTTCCAGTACCGCTTCGCCTTCTTGACCTTGTCGGTCCAGGACTTGACCAGCCGCTGCCGGCGCTGCGGCGCGTCCGGCGCGTTGCGCGGGATCATGTTGGGCCGGCCGGTGACCGGATTGATGTCGGGTTCGCTGCTGGAATCCGGGCTGCCGCCGGACAGCAGATCCATCATCGAATTATCGAAGGTGTCTACCATCCCTGTAGGCTCCTGGACCGCCGGTCACGGCCCTCCCGCGCCCGCGTCTGCTCGAACATCTCGGCAAAGCTGCCCTTGGCGATGTCCGGCGGCGGCGGCTTGTTGCGGGTGCGGCCGTGCATCTTGGCCAACCCTAGCCCGATCAGGGCGAGAGCGTCGACAAAATCGTCCTTGGCGCCGTGCGGGAATTTCAGGATCTGGTCCTGCGCATCCGCCCACCACCGGGTCCAAGTCGGGAAATGCACCATCTTCATGGCGCAGCGGGCCTGGATCGATTGCGCGCGTTGCTGCTTGTCCGCGGCCGGGTTGATCGGGTCGATGGCGCAGAACACCTGCTTCTCGACCATGCGCCGGCGCAGGAAGGGGCCTAAGCTCTTGTGGATCGCGCCGCCTTCCGCCCACCAGAACTGCGGCTTGTACTTCTTCATCAGCACCAGCATCGATTCCACGGTCTGGTGCGAATCCAATTTGTCCCAGACCATGTCCGGCATCAGCCAGATGTTGTCCTTCTCATCGACGCCGACCACCAGGAGACAGGTCTTGTCGGCGACGCGGTCGGTGGAAACGGCGTGGTCGGAGGCGCCGTAGAACCGCATCTTCTGCCACGACGGCATGTCGTCCATCTTGTTGTAGGGGACGAGGTCGGTGGCTTGGAAGAAGGCGCCCTGCTGCGGCGAAGGCTTGCCCTGATACAAGGCCGAGAAGCCGCGCGGATCGGTGGCGCGGATCTCTTCCAGGTATTGCTTGGTGAACCGCTCCGGCCATAGCGGCTCGCCGGGCTTGCGGCCCAGGATGTCGTTGTCCTCGGCCAGCGCCGGCAGGTCGATCTTACGCCAGGCCTTGGCTTCCTCGACGTTGTAGTACGGGTTCATCGGATCGATCAGCCGACCGACCAGGTCGTCCTCCGTCCAGCGTGTATTGTGAGACACATACCCGTTAGAGATGAAATTCTCTGTCTCATCGATCTGAAGATCGAAGACCTCTTCAGTTCCGGCGGGAAGGATTTCGGCGACCGTGTCCGTTGTGAAGTCGTATGTACTCGGCGACGGCCAAGGCCACTTCGACTGTCTTTGCGTATCCGACGGCGAGGTTACAGTCGTTACAGAGCAACGCGCGTACCCGATCGGTGCTGTGGCAGTGATCGACGCAGAGCTTGCCGCCCCAATGGGCGCGGACGTTACGACCGGGCGGCTTCCGGCAAATAGCGCATTTGCCATCCTGCTCGGTAACCATGCGCGCATGATCTTCTGGAGTAATTCCGTAGCGGCGGCGTAAACGCCGGCGATACTTGCTGGCCGCGTCAACGGCGGAAGGGGCGCGCACCCCATCGGCCCATCGCTTCTTGTTGTAGTGCGGCGCGCAATAACCTCGGCATACGACAGGCTTTTCACACCCGCTTGCCGCGCAGGTTTTGCCTTTCCATTTGCCCCATTGACCCGGAATATTTCGTGGCCCCGGCGTAAGTCTCTCACTCGTACCCATCTTGGCTCTCCGTTCTCACAGACGAGGAACGGATGCCGCTCGTTTGCACGAAGGGTCTTGCCGGAAGTCATCTTAATTGTAAAGACGTTGTCAGGACCGTTACTACGCCAATTGAGCACCGTAGAAGTGCCGAGTATCCCGGCTCGGTAGGTTGCAACCTCATCACCAGGACGAACATCTTGCAGAGGCTTTTCAGCCCCGTCGGCCATCATGATCGGCGTGTCACCCGTGAGGCATTGAACGATAACAATTGTCCCGGTGGAATCCATGAGGCGTGTACGGAGCACCTGGTTGTACCAGGTCCACAGCTTCTCCCGCACCAGCATAGAGTCCGCCTCAGTCCGATCCTTGATCGGGTCATCCAGCAAGATGCAGTGACCACCGCGACCAGTGATGGATGATCCTCGGCCAACTGAAAATACCACTCCGTCTCGGGTGGTTTGCACACGGTTAACCGCGTTGGCGCCGACCTTGATCTCAACGTCCGGGAAGACTTGCTTGTACTCGGGCGTTTCCATGATGTCCCGGACCCGCCGTCCAAGATCCCAAGAATAATGTTCGTTATACGTCGCCACGATAATAGATCGATCTGGGTGTCGACCAACATACCACGCAGGGAACATGGCGCTGGCCAGGGTCGTCTTTCCAAATCTTGGTCCGACATTGATCATCAGCCTCCGGTAATCACCGCGCTCGACCTCTTCCAGCGAGCGGCCGATGACGCGGTGAAACTGCTGCGGCAGATAGAGTGATTTGGTGACGTCGTCGTCGTAGTTGGGGTCCGGCATCATCAATTGCGTGAACGCAATCAGGTCCTCGCGGGCGGCGAGGATCGCGCGCTTGCGTCTCAGAAGCTTGAGTTGCCGCTCCTTGTCAGGAGTTTTCGTCATGCTTGTACTTGGCCTGCGGCGCGTCCGGCAGGGTGCGGATCTTGGCCCTCGGCGCCGAAGAGGCCGCGTTGACGATCGGGTC